ATTGCGTTTTGATATTGGTGCATCAATTTTTTAAGTTTAATAAGGCTTTCAGAATAATCTTTCATTTTGTTATTTTCTCAATTTGTCGGTTACTGGCTTGCTCGGTACGCCAGGCATCAAATCGCATTTGTGCGCTTGTCATGCGCCATTTAAGCAACTCGGCCTGCTCGGTTGCTGCCCCAATTGCATCACAATGGGTTTGATACTTTGGGCTGGCGTAAGCCTCTCGTTCTTGGCCTCCAATGCTAGTTTCGCCTGATTCTTTCATAAGGATGGCTTTTAAGCTTGACTTGAACGCCTCCAGTTGCGCCAGTTCGCCCTTTGCTTTGGCATATGCCGGCGCATTGTCCCAAATGTATTCAATCGCTGGGTGTGGGCTGTATTCACTCATTTAAGTAACTCCCATGCAGTTGCTGCACATAAAGGGACTTGTCCATTTCCAATGGCTTTAAGTCTGTCCACCCTAGCCACTATGTTTTTGTCTGTTCTTGGGACAATCTTCGTTTCATCCACGCTAATTTGTTCCCACATTCCCGACTGCATGTTTTCTGCCTGGCTCTCAGATAAGTAAATGTTGTTGCACAATAAAGGCAAATTCGATCTTTCGTATGATCTTTCCATCTCTCGTTGGCATGTAGTGTCCCGTGGCATTTGTGGCACAGCGTTGCAATGTTGCTGCTTTGATTGTTTGTTGGGTTGTTGTCCAAATGATGCCTGTGAAGGGTCGTTGTCCCACCACATCTCTCGCATCTTGTCAGATTTTTGTAAAGTTTTTGAGCTTGTTTCCTTCCAGCGTTGATACTCTTTTGAGTCAATAGCATTTAAACTACTCCAAGTGATAGGCCAGTTCATCAACCATTCTACCCAATTTGGATTTAAATATCCACCATTTATTTGAGCCGATACAACCTCTCCTAAATTGCTTTTCCAGTGATTATCTTTAGAATTAATGTGTCGATTTAATGCGTGTCTACTATCTTGGGCTTTTGGCGTTGGGAATTTATCTATTGTCATATAACTTATTGGCAACCCTTCTTTACTCCAAGTTACTTGTTCCGATAAACATCCTGCTGCCACTCCATTACGGCCTATCTTTGCACGGTATTCCAACCTTTTCTCCATGCTTTCTTGTGACCTCACTGGTATATCCACTGTGCTTGGCGTGAGCCAATATCCAGATTCTTTCTCTTTTATGGTTTGCACCAACGTCTGCCGCAGATATAACTCCCCACCGACTGTCATACCCCATGCTGGTAAGGTCTGCAAGGACTCGTTCAAGTCCTCTAGTAACGAGCATTGGACTGTTCTCCACAAATGCGTATTTGGGTCGAACTTCGCCAATAATCCGTGCCATGTGACTCCACATTGATGATCGTTTTCCATCAAGCCCATCTCCTTTTCCTGCAACTGAGATGTCTTGGCATGGAAATCCTCCAGATACAACGTCAACAATTCCTGCCCAAGGTTTTCCGTCAAAGGTTTGTACGTCATCCCATACCGGGAAAGGCGGGAAAATTTTGTCATTTTGTCGGGCGCACAATACGCTTGCTGGGTACTGTTCCCATTCAACGGCGCAGACAGTTCGCCATCCAAGCAATTTTCCTCCAAGGATTCCTCCTCCTGCCCCTGCAAACAAAGCAAGTTCATTAAGGCTTGACTGATTAGCCATGTCATATCAAATCCATTTGTTTAGGCATAACCTTCCATTCCCGTTCGGCACGGCCAGATTTGCTTTGCACATTGCGACCAGTTAGCAGGATTTCATGGTTGCGCTCTAACTCACTTAAACGCCTAGCAACCTGGTTGCCATCAAGTCCTGTAATTGTGGCTATACCGTCTTTCCCTTGCGGGCCATATTTGCATAAGGCTTGGATAATAATTGTGGCGTGTTGAGCCGCTAAAGACTTCGCAGAATCAGCAGCAGCCCAACTGGTAGACGGATCGGTGTACCTCGCTACTTGGTTCATGTGTTTTTCACTTTAAACAGATTCTTTGCTGCTTCAAAACCTTCTTCCCAACCGTTGTGATAATCAGACGTTGGCGGCTCTACGTAGTCAGGCGGTTCATTAGATGCTTGTTCAGGCTTGGTTGAAGCACGCTCATCTTGGCGCACAAATTCAGCAAATTTTTCAAGATGTGGAGGATTTGCTAACCAACACCAAATGTGCGTGTCCCACTCCATACCGGACTGTTCAGCCAACTCTTTTAATTTCTCGTTCATCTCTCACCCCTCGCCTGAATAATTTTTTCCATCATGCGTTCTTTAGCCTCTTGCAGCGGTTGGGCGCAGTCACTACACAGGTCAGCGTTAACGCCAAACAAAACAAACGCATTGCCTCTTTGAGGTTGCGGCGTTGTATAGCTTGGAAAACTTGCCCAGTTGTAGTTTTCAGTCATGATGATCTTTTTGCAACCATCGCACTCATGGTTGTAAGTTATTTTAATTGTCATTTTTCTTCCTGACGGTACATGGCAACAGCACCAGGTTCAGGCGTAAACACAATCCGTGTTTTCAGACCATTGCAATGCATCCAGTATGCAGGCTTGCGTTCCAACTCCTTAGTGATCCGTTTGATTTCTCGTTGCAGATCATCAATGACTTTTTGGTGATCTGGGTCAACGTTGCTGTAATCCTCTGCCCAAATTGTCAGCACAAGGTAGGCACGTTCATACAGGTCAAGTTGTTTAACTAATCGTTGGTCAGTCATGTCAAGCCCCTTTCTTTGATAAGTTCGGCAGCACGTTTGCACAGGCCATACCAGTGATAAGTATCTTGATGATTATGAACAAGATCAAAACACGCCTGGCGTTCTCTCAATACGGCATCTTGCATAATTTTTGTGTAATCTTCAGCGCAACCTTTGCGTTCTTCTGCCGCCGCCTCGTCACACATTTCAAGCAAAGCCATTTCAACTTCGTTTTGCCAATATTCAATGCTGCCTACCGACAAATCAACGCCGTAATTTTCTAATAACTTGCGGAATTTTTCTTTCATAACATCACCAGGCTTAAAAGTGGAAAGAAACCAAACACAAGTGCCAACATCAACAAGCCTACAACCCAAGCTACCAACGGTATGCGCTCGTCAGCTGCCGAATAGCGTGTCTGGTTACGCATTGTGCGAGTGGTGCGGCCTGTCCAGTTAGGATCGCCCAAGTCAGTTAGAAAGGGCCAGTTGTGCTTATTCATTGCCATCTTCCTCGTTTGCTGTCACGGTTTCAACATGGTTGATGTCAATAAAATGGGTATACAACGGCACAGCACAACACAATACGTCATCAGCATCAATCTTGATGTACGGTTCGCCATTGCTGTCTAATTTCACGCCATCGGCAAATTGATCAATCAATTCGGCAATCTTTTTGTCGTTCAATTCTCTTGAAAGTTGGCGCATCAATTCACGTTTGCCTTCGTCTGTCAGTTGATAGTATGAATATTTCATTTATGTACCTTTTGTCGTGGTGATAGGGCTTTCGCCCTACTTGTAATTAACCGTTGTTTTGAATTGTTTGCTTAATAATTTTTGCAAGAGTTGTTGCCGATTCTTTAGGCAATTCAGGAAAGTTTTTTGCAACCAATTTAATTGCTTTGTTTAAATCAATTTCTTTTTTATTTTTCACTTTAGTTACCTTTTAACAAACGAGTTGCTTCTGATTTCAATTCTTTGTTGCTGATCACTGAGAAATCAACACCTTCCATCATCAACTTCATGTGCAAATCAAATGCCTGATCGCAATCAAGAGAAGGAAACCATTTCATCAAGTCTTTTGTTACTTTGTTCATTTTATGTACCTTTTATCGTGGTGTATGGCGTTTTTGCCATGTACAAATATTAAGATAGCTAAACAATCAATGCAAGCGTTATTTATAGGGACAAACCCTAATTGTTGTATTTTTGTTAGGGGTGCGGGTACTCGCTGAACAAGGAGTGTGGAGGGACACGGCTTTCCCCGCATTTACATCTTACTGGAAAGTCATGCGTTTGTACGCTTGTCTGGTTCTATCCACATCACCGGCGCAATACTTTGCAATGTCTTGGATGCGCCCAGCTTGGTAAAAGTCCCAAACCATAGACCCGTCAATTTCCTCGCCAATCTCGCTGCCTTTCAACGGGATGTTGAAGATTTTGCACAACTTGTCTAGGCTGACACGGTTGCCGTGACCTGCCCAGGCTGTCATTGTGTCAAAGATTGATTCATCCCACGGTTTTGCATTAAACGGGATCATCATTGGCGGTTTAACGTTATTCATTACCGAACGTTGAAACATAAACCGTAAATCAAAGTTTACGATGTTATGCCCAATGAACTTAGGCCGCTGTTGTGAAGATGGTTTGTATTCATCCATCAGAGATTGATAAAACGTATTCAAAATGTCCGATTCAGAGCCGCCACAAATGGCTAAAGGCGCATTGTCATCAATGGCATAGCCTATGCAGCATATCTGCCCTAAACCACCGTCAAAAGACGTTTTACGGTATGTGGCATCAAAGTCAGCGTCAAGTTTGTCCTGCTCTGCTTTAATGTAAGCATCAATCTTTTCTTGATCTTTGTAATTGCTGGGTGCTTTAACTAACAACTTTTGCTTTTCAATGTCAGCCTTGATTAACTCAATAACTGCTGGGTCTTGTGCGGGAATAGTTTCAATATCAAAATAAATGTTCATTTGTTTACCTGTTTAGCTAATTGTTTAAGCATCTCGATTGCATCTTGCAAATCTTCCATAGCCCGTGCGTCTAAGACCATGTTTTCATACCATTGTTGCAATCGCCAACTAATTAAAATTGCTTCTTCTGCTTGGTTCATCAGAAAGGCACAGAATCGTCATCAACTGGCGCAACTACGCCTTCTTTGATTGATCTGTATGCATCAAGTCTAGGTATAGGCACAGCAGCTGGCGCATCTTCAGCAGCCCGACCACCAAGCATTTGCATATCGTTCAACACAATTTCAGTTGTGTATTGGTCAACACCGTCTTTGTTAACCCATTTGCGAGTTGTAAACTTTCCCGCAACATAAACTTGTGAACCTTTTTTTAACCAATCACCGCAAATACCGGCTAGTTTGCCAAACGAACTTACTCTGACCCATTCGGTGTTCTTTACTTGTTCGCCGTTTTGTTTTTTGTACTCAGAACTTACGCCAATCCTAAAATTACAAATAGCGTTACCGTCTGCCGAATACCGCACTTCAGGATCAGCAGCCAGGTATCCAATAAACGTGCAATTGTTTAATGAGTTAGCCATTATTTGTTCTCCAGTTGAACTTTGATACCGTCATACATTGCTTTCAACACTTCTTTTTGTTCCGCAGGTGCTTGTTTGTACCATTTGGCAAAACACGCTTTTAAACTGTCCAAATCGGTCTTTGCAGCCATTTCATCAACAGCACCATCCATGTCAATCAATGTCACAACTGGCGGTTTTGGGGGCGTTTTAACGGCAGCTTGACCATCATCATCTTCTGATGCAATGCCAAGGGCAGCTTGCAAGCTATAACGTTTTGCATACGAAATTGCTGAACCGTATCCTTGAGCGTCTTGCTTACTTGCCGGAATAAACAATGTGCCGCAGGACATTTCTTGCCCCGATTCGTGAATCAATACCGTTTCTACAGCAACACCACCATCAGCGGTGTGCAGTTTTTGCACAAACGCTAAACCGTTGCCAGACAACGCAGGCCGCACGGAATCAATGACTGATGCCAAGCTAGAGTATGCAGATTTAAAATGGGGATTTTTTGAATCTTTTGCTGCGTGGTTCATAGCAGCCTGGGCTTTCACTAATGACTTTGCTAGTTCGTTCATGTATCACCTTTATCGTGGTAAGTAGCAAATTGCTACAGATTGATATTAAGCCATCTAAACTTGTATTGCAAGCGGAAAACTCGATTTAAAAAAAATAGTTGAGTTTCTTTTACAACAAATGTTAAGATAGCTTTATGAACACAACAGACATTATCCAAACTTTAGGCGGTACATTTGCCGTTGCTAAGATGTGTGGGGTAACTCCACCAGCTGTTAGCCAATGGCGTACTAATGGTATTCCGGTCAACAAACTGGTATTAATTGCCATGCAACTTGAAAAAAAATCTAACGGTCAATGGACTAGAAAAGAAATTCCAAACTGGAAACAAATCTGGCCTAAGTTGCGATAAACTTGAATTGCCTTTAGCAAGCACGAAACGTATCAATGATAAGGGTCATGTTTCATTAGCCCAGCTTTAGGGCTTGGCACATCGGAAAGACGATGGCATAATAAGCTATCCCTTGGCGGGGATAAAAATTCAGCAAGACTTAGACGGGATACTGCTGGTGCTGACCAGTCCGCCAACACCTTAACCGGTGAGTATCTCGCCTAAGTCTTTTTTTTTAGGCTTGCCATGCACTATTATCAATTTAATATCGGTGATTACGCTAGTCACACTAGGTATTTGACTCAATCACAAGACCTTGCATACAGGCGATTGCTTGACCTGTACTATTTGCACGAAAAACCAATACCAAAAGAAAACCCAGCTGCTTTAATTGGCATGAACGACTGTTTAACATCCGTTGAACAAGTGTTGAACGACTACTTTATTCTTACAGATAAAGGTTGGGTAAATAAGCGTGCTAATGAGCAAATTGATGAATACAGAAATAAACAAAAGTCAGCATCGTTAGCAGGCAAGAAAAGTGCAGAAGTCAGGAAAGCCAATAAAGACGCAGTTCCTGAACAGGCGTTCAACGACCGTTCAACGGATGTGCAACTAAACATAAAACATAAACCATTAAACATTAAACATAAACCAATAAAAGATAACTACGTTTCGCCAGTAGGCGTATTACCTGAAGTGTGGCAAGATTTTGTTCAGCAACGAAAAGCAAAGAAAGCCGCCATAACTGAAACAGCTTTAAAAGGCATAGAGCGTGAGGCCAATAAAGCAGGCATAACTTTAAATGCTGCATTGCAAGAAATATGCGCTAGAGGATGGACAGGGTTTAAGGCTGAATGGGTACAGAAAGGCAACAAGACAGAGCATCAACTTAGACAAGACGCAACAGCTAAAGCTATCTTTGGTGACACATCTGTAATTGAAATGGAGGCTTTCAATGTTGCCAATCGCTTGGATTGATAAGATGTTTGCTAGACTCCAGGGCATTTATGGTCGGGAATTTACAAGCCAGTTTTCAGTTATTGATGCAAACGGTAATGATGTTGGCATGGCTAATGCTAAACAGGTTTGGGCTGAAGAACTGGCTGGGTTTGTTGATAAGCCTGAGGCCATAGCTTTTGTGCTGAAGAACCTTCCAGACCGTGTGCCAAACGCCATAAAGTTTCGGGATATGTGCAGACAAGCACCAGCTAAGACAATTGATTTGCAGCTTGGTTATCAAAAGGTAGAAGTTGACGATGTAACAGCCAAAGAAAATTTGGAAAAAATACGACAAATGATAAGTAGCAGCAACATATTTAATAAAATATGTTAAGCTAACTAAACATTAGACACGGAGAATATATGACAACAATTCAAAAAATCATCAATTACTGTCAAGAGCCTCGATCAACTAAAGAGATTGCAAACTATCTTGGCATGAATAAGGACACGATTTATACGCATTTGAACAACCTTCAGCGCAACGGGATCATTGAAAAGCGTGGTGATGGCAGACGCAGGATTGCACCTGCAACGTTTGTTGTAACTCGACAAGCCCCGACTGCTACAGAATCTTCAGATGATTACGAAAACCTTGTCATTACCCACGCTCACGCACCTTTTGGGTTACATCTATGAACGATAAATTTGATTATTTTGTGCTTGGTTACATTTTTGGATTAGTAATGTGTTTTATTGTTTTGAACCTTCAGGGGGCAATATGACCAAGGCCGATTACATCCATTTGTTTAAAGAGGCTTGCGCTGGCAAATGCAACGCTCAGTACAACCCTTGTGCCTTTCGCCAGGCTGCTGATTCGTTGGCTGCATTAAAGCCTGTAGCGTGGATGATGCCTTATTACAACGATGTGCTTTCATCAAGCGAAACAGATGGAACTGGGATATACAACATACCACTTTACGCATTAAAAGAAAACAATGAAGATGCGTCATTATCGTAAGCAATTTTGGTATTTCCCTGAATTGGGTGTGTTTATGAAATCACACAACCGAAAATTGATATTTCGTAAAGTCTATTACTTTTTTTAGGTAACAAAATGACACCAACAAATTTACAGCCAAAATTTGGCAATGTACAAATGAAACCACTTAGCCCTAAACAAATATTAAGAAACTTGGAAAACGGGTTTTTTATGACGCATCAAGAGCAAACTGAGGCAGCTGAATACATCAAAAATTTGCAACAAGACATTATAACTTTAGCGGAAACCGTACTTTTACAGGCTGAAGAACTTGTGGTGATGCGCCGTGAACTAGCCGATATAGCAAAAGGATTGCAATGAAATTATCAAACTTATATTTAGCCGCTGCTGACAAATTACGCACTAAGGGTATGCTGCCAGACAGTCGGCCTGCAATGTTAGCCATGTGCGCCCATGAATTAGGCGGTCTTGCACCAACTGGCGAACGTGCGCTTTTGGAGAAATTCCTAACGCACGTTGAAAAGAAGATTGATAGGTTTGATCGGCCTGCCTATCGATTGTCACCAGCCATGCGTATAGCCTCTCAGAGAGCCGCAAAAGAACAAGTGGTACTTATGGGTGTGGGGGGATGGTAATGACAATTTGGGATTGGATGTTTGTGTTTTATTGCGCAGCTGCCGCAACGGTTGGCACGCTTGTTTGGCTGCGTTGGTCACGGCCTAAAAAATCAGATTTCCCAAAAGAATGGGTTTGCGATACTTGCGGTCAAATTTGCAGCCATTTGCGTGATGGTCTTTGTGTCTATTGCGATAACCAATTTACAAACAAGAAATAAGCTTTGAGTATCTCATTTGGCGGTCATCTAACCCATTTGTACCGCCATTAATGCGCCTTGTCATACCAACAATATCTTTGGCATCAGCCAACGCATTTAATCCATTTGTTGACCAAAACCAACCTGCTGACAATGCAGCCAGTTCAGGTTCAGCAACTAAATCAGGTTTAACTAACGCCTCATTGTCTGTTGACATTGAAAAATTTGCATAATTATCTTTGCCGGTTAACTGTATCAAACCCCTGCCTCTGTACCGCCAACCGTCACCAGATGCCTCATCACCATTGCCCATGCGGTCACAATATGCACGGTTGGCAATCTTTTCGGGTTGCATGGCGTAGGATTCTGCAACGCCTGGGGGAAATCGACTAGGCCACAACCGTGTTAACGTTTCAGCACGATAATTAAGATTCTCAGACGTAAACCTAAAGCCGCCTGACTCATGCCCAATTTGAGCAAGAAAGCCTGCTACTCGATTTGGCGTATTAATCTCAAACTTGTCACAAGTAAATTGAAGTGGGATAAGCCATTTGTCAGCCATTGCTGGCGTACAAGTTTGTGACGTAACCAACAATTCATTTGTAATCATTTCTTTTGTGCGTAAAACAAAGTTCTATCGCCAAACAAATAAAAACCTACAGCACTTGCAAAATTATTAACCGCAGCGTTTTCTTGACCCGTCAACATCATAAATGACCAAGTACCCAATACAATTGCCCCAACAGCGGGTCGCATCAGCCTTACAACGGCCTCAACCCAAGGGTATGTTGCGCCAGTACCGCCTGCGTTATTCATCGCCTGAAACATCGCTAAATCGGTCTGTCGCATTTGCGTGTACTCGCCAATATTTGTTGGCTTATATACGTCAGTTTGAATAAACCGCCCAATTAGGCTTTTGCCTAAATCAACAGCAAGTGGGCCAAGTGCTGCAAGTAGGGTAATTGGATCCATTACTTGTCTACCTTAGATTCAAGTTTATCGAACAATCGATCTAATAACATCTCGACTCGATCAAAACGCTTGTCCATTTCTGATTTAAGCGTGTCCATTTCTGACTTTTTAACGTATACATCGCTTACATGAAGTCTAAGCCCTGCAATGTCAGTTTTTAATTCTTTAACAGAATCCCATAATTGACGGCAAAACCAACCACCAATGGCAAGTAATAACCCCCCCCCTACATTGATAAAATTTTGCCAATCCATTTGCTGCCTCAGATGTTGTTTGAGTAAAACCCAATTTTTGCAGATGGGAACAAGTATGTCCATCCATATCCAATGTTTCCGCTAATCCAATTAGGATTGTCATTCTGAATATGGATAAAATTGCCACGCCCATCATTAACACGGTTGCCGGTCATGTAAACACGATTAGCACCGTAAACATCTACGATTGGCTGACTGTACCCAACGTTGGCAGTTTCAATGACGTTGTTGGACAGATGAATCTTGTTTGTACCGGCAGCTGCGCCCAACAGTTGAAATGCGCCTGACTGGGCTTGAAATCGACAGTTAGAGATTTGTACTGAGTTGGCATTTGCATTACCGCCCAACGATACTTGTGCGCCGCCTGCGTAATTAAAGTAACAGTTGTCAATTTGTAACGCCCCCCCAGACATATTCTCAAGCAACATAAACGGCTGCGTCTGACCACTTGTAAAGTAACAGTTTGTAAACTGTAAGATGCCGCCCGTCTGGTGTACGCCACGCAACGCAGGAGTGTTTGCAAGGGTGATGTATGAGTTAACCACTTGCAACGATCCTGCCGACATTCTAATAGCGTTAAACGTATCAAATCCTGAATCAGACAGATATACCCAAGGATCGCCAGTTGCACCACGGTACATATTTATACCAAGGTTTGAGATGTTTAGGAATTCCGATAACATCAAACCATCAACTCGACCAACATCTAAGGCTTTAGCTGAACTAAAGAAGATGTTGGTTTGGTTGGCACTCATATCAAAGCACCAAAAGTGAAACTGGTTAATGCGTACCGTATCTAAAGACCCGTCAATATGGATGCCTGTGTTGTACGCAGACATTTCCAACAAATTGATGAACGCACCGCCGCAATTGCCGGTCATGTCAATGCCGTTGTATGCATTGCTGATTTTTAAACTTGTAATGGTAAATCGAGCAATGTTTACAGCGTAGATTGCAACTGGATACGGTACAAGTGCGGTACGGTCAGAAGTATCTGGCTGGTCAAAGTAAATGCCAAAATCTTCTAATTGTGGCCCTTCCTCGCCTGATGCAAAAATCAATACGCCTTGAGCCGACATATTGAACGTGACGTTAACAATCAACCGTGATTGATCTCGACCATCGCCAGATACCATTTGCCCATGTTGTCTAAATGTCAGAGCATTGTTGATTAAGTAATAACCTGTTGGAATGTAAACGTGCTGACCCGTATTGATTGCTGATTGAATCGCCGCAGAATCGTCAACTAAACCATTACCTACAGCACCGTAATCTTTTACGTTAACGATCACTTTGTATCCTTTTAAAGGTTTTTACCGTAATCTAAAAACTCTTGAATCTTGTTTAATTTTTTAGTTGTTTGACGTTTGCCGTATAAATGCCTTGCAACCATAGCAACAGGTAAGGGAACGCCCGTCATTGCTGTTTGCGCCCCCATTTCAGCCATTGTTGCAAGCAACGTTGATGCTGTGCCACTAGGGTTAGTAGTCCCAACTGGCACGGTCTGCAAGTCTTTAGTAACTTCATTAATGGTGCGGAATTTATCGGCTTGATTTCTGCCAAAAATGTAATCGAGTTTGCCGCTTTTGTCTAAGTCAACAATAATTTTATCTAAGGCTTGCGTAGACAAATATGGTTTGCCATTAATGTCACGGCTTACACCTTTAGTTGCATCTGCTTTAATTTTCTCAGCGACAAACCCACGCAATTCTTTTGCCAAAGATTCACCGGCTGGCCCCATGCGCTCAAACGATCCAAACAATTGTTTAACATCATCAAGCGAACCTCGAATCAAAGACTTTTCAACCAAATCCTCTAATGCAACAACACGTTGAGTTGTTCCACGTTTCATTGCAGTTAAATTGCGAATAACAGGCGTGTTTTCAAACTCTGTCATAAATTCAGCGTTTAATTTTCTTGCCTGTTTGTATAAATCTCCGCCCTGATTCTCAGTTAAACGGTCAATTAAACGATTTATTTCTTTGCCGTAATGACCATTAGGTGTGCCAGGCTCTGCAATATTGTTAACCATCTTTCTGACTTCTTCTAAGTCATTGATGGAAAGCGTGTCTTTATCTTTAGCCAGTTTTTTTAACTCTGCCGAAACGCTTGTTAAAACTGGTGCGTTGGTAGCAGCAGATGAATTCTTGTCTAGGTATTGAACAATTGGACTAATTTCAATAGGCGTAGACATTTCACCCGCATTACGGGCCGCAGTATATGCTGTGTTTACTTCACCATAACGGCGTTTGCGCTCTGGCTCAACTGTCTTAACAATCCTATCTGCCAAATCACCAGGGTTAATGCCTGTCAATTCTGCGCCAGTTTTTTCAATAGCAATATCTAAATTTTGCTGAAGTTTTGCATTATCTTCTGCGTACTTAGCTTGCAACTTTGCACCCAGCACAGGGTCTTTAGCTGTTTCTCTAGCAAATCGAACGTCTGCGGGATCACGGGTTGCTTGATCTTTAGATAACTGGATCGGCACATCAAGTTCATTTGCTCTAGCTTGACGCAGGTTTGGTTGTTTAATTTCAGCTGCACCTGCACCGCTAAGTGTTGATGCTTGAGTTGTTGCAGGTGCAATTGGTGCAGCAGGTTGTGCAATAGGTTCATTAGCCGCCACACCAACCGGCATTTGCTCTATTTTCTTTTGAGCAAATTGCTGTTGCAAATTACCGGCTGCTGCTGGCTCTTGTGGCGTTAATTGTTCAAGAGTTGGTTCTAACTTTGGTTCAAATCTTGGTGCGCCAGGCTGCTTGGCGGCAAATTGTTCTTTAATAGATTCAACAGCACCTTTAATTTTAATTTTAGGCAATGTAAATGGCAAAAGATTGGCAAATGCTTCAAGATCACTTTTAGGCAATCCTGTTTTGTCAGCAGCGTAATCAATACCTTTTTCAAAGATTTGACCAATTCTTTGCAGCAAAGCCTCTTGATACCCTTTACTGTTAGGATCAATACCAAGATGTTTTGCAACTTCAGGCGTTAGTGCAGAACCAATCGAGTTAGCAATTGCCTCACGTTTTTCTAATGGAAATGCGCCAGGCATCGCCCGATCACCTAAATACATATAGGCCGTGGCAAGAGATTTAACAAGACCGGCAGGCATTGCTAATACCGCATCTACGTTACCGGCAGCATTGGCAACTTTTTCCTCGCCTTTAGCTTTCTGTTCAGGCGTTAAGTTTTTAAAAGATAATTGCTCAATACCTGATTGACTAACTGGTTCTGCAAACTTGCGCCCTGCGGCTTGAGATACCGCTGATGGCGTTTCTTCTGTGACTTGAGGCGAACCTGCCACAGGTGCTTGCGGTGCGGCCTGCGGTGCTGCTTGAGGCATTTCTGGTGTGCCACCAAGGATTAAATCACCCAATGATGGCGCAGCAGGCGCAGTTTGTGCCAATGAAATTGCTTGGTCGGCTGGCGCATAAGCATCTGTTTGTGGTTTAGCACCACTACTGACAAGAGGCAAAAACTTGCCAACGTGCTGTGGTGCAGATTCATGTTGAATGATTGCACGGGTAACGGCAGCATTTGCTTCAGGCGTATTAGGAATCGTACCGTTTGGGTTTAACTGAACACCGGCATTTGCTAATTCTTTTTGCAACCCTGCAACATATGCCCCGCCTTGTACATTTGCGCCTGTTGTTGGATCACCATTAACCCATGTTCCAACAAATGCTTGAGGCGTATTACGTTGAGGATTAGTAAGATAATTTGTAACTAATGATTGCGTGTCAGCAACCCCTTCCTCAGGTGTATCGTATGCTTTCCATGTTTTGCCATTCCAACCTAATCCAGATGGGTTGTTAATGTCAGCAGCGTATCTTGTCCCACTACTTGCAAGCGGTGCTTGAGTAGCTGGCCCTTTAGGTGTTGAAGTCTGCCCTAGAATTAACTGCCCAAGTTCGTCTAACATTACAACGCCCCAGTTTCATACATCTTTTGAATGTTTTGATATTTTTGAAAGAAAATTTTACGTTGTTTTGGGTCTTTTCCTAACAATTCATCAATTTGTTTTTTGGCTTCAGCAGGGTCTTTTGCATCACGAAAAATGTTCATAGCCTCAAACACTTTACTATCTGCGTTTTTAGACCACATTTGTTTAAATGCGTTAAGGTTGTTATCGCCAAATTTTTGAGCAAATTTATCAGCAGCTGTTGCTTGCATATCAATGTTTGTGCTGTCTGCATCTGTGCGCCGTGCAATCTTAATTAACACCTCTGGCGGGTACGTTTCATCACCACTAGCCATGCGAGTTAATTGCTGACCGCCAACCGTATCCAACGAACCGCCTTGCGCCCGAATATTTGAAATTTGAATATTGGCTAAGTCTTTGCTTAATTGCTTGTATGTTGGATCACCAAGCCATGTTTTAACTTTTCGGCTAATGTCACCAATTACACCGGTAGTTGGCAATGTAGATTCTTTTTCAATTTTGGTTGCCAAATCAACAACTTCTTGAATGTTGCGCCTTGATGCGGTTAAGTCTGTTTGCCTTGCGGTCAACCCTTGACGATATGCAATATTCTTTGTTGTATCTTCAGCCTCACCCATTATTGGTGCATAAGGTTGCCCTGGACTACGCACAGGATAAGATAAAGGCACAGGCTTAGACAAAGCAACAGCCTCTGGAGGCATACTCATTTGCTGTGGTGTTACGCCAGTTGGTGCAGGTGTTGTTGGCGCAGGTGTACCAACAGGAGGTAATGGCTTACCTTGCAACGGTGCAGGTGCTGCAACTGGCGCAGTTTGTACGCCTGGCGCAACTTCAGTAAATACTGGTGCTGTTGCCGGTGCTGATGGTACAGCCGGTGCTGCCGGTGCTGTTGGTGCGCCTGTTGCATTAATAGGCGTACTAGTAATCGTTCCGCCTTGTGGCCCGCCTGATGTAAACGCAGCAGGTGCATTAAGACCGCCAACTGGTTGTGGCAACGCAGCAGAATATTTTTGTTCCGCAGATGCAAAACCATTTCTCAAGTTGGCAATAAAACTTTGCACACCTTTTACATCGCCTTTGCCAAGCATTTCATTGATTTGCTTAAAAGTCTTTTCAACAGGAATGTTATTTGCCGTTAAAACATTTTGAATAACTTTAACTTGGCTTGTTAATTCAGGAATATTGCCTGATTTCAAAGCGTCTGAATATTCCAATCCAGTTAACATTCCACCGGCAATAGACAATTGTTTTTGGTTTAACCCAAGTTCAGATGTGCCAGCAGTCGCTTCAGCTTGGCGCACTTCAATCGGCAGCATTTGTTGACTACGATTCAATGCTAGTTTTTGTTGCTCAAGCAAAGTTGGAAATGACTCTGCTTGTTGTTGGTACGCTTGTGCGCCACGGGCAATGTTTAGCATCTGACCAAGGCCAGTCATTGCATCCGGTGCTTTTGCTGCTAATGCAATAGTTGGATCAACGTTTGCCATGATTAACCACCTCCGATCAACGATGTACCGTTAACTGTAATACCGCTAGTGCCAGGGTTATAAATTCCTGTTTGCGCTACTGGCGTTGATCCTGTTGGAATTGGTGTTTTAGGTGCAAGCAATTGACTTAAAAGATAAGTATTTGTTGCATTGCTTATGCCTCCGCTAATTGCATTTGCAGAGCCAACTGTACCTGATGCGTTTGCTTGTGCTGCGCCAGTAATACCTGCTGCACCTGCATTTGCACCACCAACCGCTAAACCTGTAACGCCTGAACCAAGGTTTTGTGCTGTTTGAGTTTGTGCATTAATTAGTGGGCTATATAAATTACTCAATGCACCTGAGTATTGCCCACCGGCTGCAATTTGTTGAGTATTAGCATTTACTCCAATACCAGCAAGACCTGAAAGCGTGTTGTAAATACCAGTTCGTTGCGTTTGAAAGTTATTAAACGCTTGTTGATAAGCATTGGATGCGTAATCTTCGGCAAACTTAGTTGCGCCACGCACAATGTTTGAACCGCCGCCGCCAACGTTTAATGTTTGGGTAACTGCCCCCAAACCCTGCTTTTTCATAAACTCATAATTTGGGCTGAGATTGGAGTAAAGATCAGCAGGCCCAAACTGTTTTGAAAAGTAACCTGAATTTGCTAAATCATTTAATTGATTTGCACCAGTTTGCCCAACTGCTGTGTATGGAAACAAATTAGCGGTATTTTGCCCATAAATTTCATTTTGAGCGCGATATTGAGCATTGTATAAATTATTAAGATAATTGTAGTTATTGCTATAAACATCTCTTAAAACAGGTATTTGAGCTTGTGCGGTTTGTTGTTGCAATAATGCTGCTTTTTCTGCGGCATCTGCTTGCGTTTGCCCAGCTGATCTTGCCGCATTTGATGAAATCAATGAACCCGCAAGACTGCCCACAACCGAAATACCGGCTGTAACTGGGTCATTCATTTCACGGTACGCTGCGCCACCAGTAGGATCACCAATAGGATGATCTATCGACATGGACTTGGTTTGGCGGCGGCTTAAATAATATTTATGGTACATATCGACTCCGATAGCATCTAAGTAGGATTTTATCGCTTTCTTGCGCTAATTCAACAAATCCTAGTCTTTTGCAGAAATTTAAACCTTTTGGGTTGTCTTTTGATACAGCAGTAATTGCAAAACCGTATTCATCAATGACTTTTTTTAAAATCATCAAATGACCCCTAATAGATGCTTTTGATTTCTTTCCGTACCCAATATGCAATTCGTTTCCTTTTTGCATAATCGCACCAATGATTTCGTCATTTTGATGCAAAGGCACAATGTTCCAATCAACTAAACATTTATTAAAAGTCTGTAAATCCATAGGCAATCTATCTTTAACAGATTCGTAAAGCATAGAAATTGCCTGATCCCTCATACGATGCTTGTAATAATCCCGTTAACAACTGTGACTGTCTTTTGAACTGTATCGCCTGACAAAAATGTACCTGTTGCGCCAATATTCTGTGTAGACATTGTTCCCAAACCTGAAACATCAGTATTAGGGATGCTTGCCACCGCAGTAAACGCAGATGTGCCGTTGCCTTTTAGATACCCAGTTAACGTAGATGCCCCAGAACCGCCGTTAGCAACCCCTAAAATTCCCGTAATACTAGATGCAGGCGCAGTTATGGATATATTCGTTACGCTTGTTATTTGACCTTTGGCGTTAACATTAAATGCAGGAATTTGAGAACCTGATCCATATGATCCTGCTGTAACAGTAGTATTCGCCAAACTAACCGTAATTGAACCAGATGCAGAATTAACATTAACACCTGTTCCCGCAGTCAAACCGTTTAACGCATACCCTGTACCTGTTCCGATCAACAGCTGACCGTTAGCCGGTACTGCGCTTAACCCTGTTCCACCGTAAATGACAGGCACAATATTGGCAACGTTGACCCCAACATAAGATGGGTTCATCAACCAAAGCATCCATTCCCTTGATGGCCTGCCAGTTTGAGGATCAAGAAATGGGCTTTGTGGATAAACAATATTGGATGATGGGGTTTGTGCCATTAATTGTCCCCAGCACTAGCTTTAAGATTTGCTGACACAATAACGGTGCGAACTGGGTCTGATACCGAAACCTCAAACACTCGATCCCTTGCAAATCCAAGTCTGCGCCAAATAGCACGGTTCTTATACTTACCAATTTTGCCAATGCTTACCCAATGCTCATTTGACCAAGTAGACCCACCATCATTTGACCATCTCAACATGGCTTGTGGTGTATTCCCAACAGTTTGCCCGTTGATACTCCATTCGTACCAAATCGTGACAATTTGAGTTGGGGCAATTGGATAAACCTGAGTTGGCGCAATGATTAATGTAGTCGGGTCTTTAAATTCATTAACAAAAGTATATCCAGTTAATCCAACGCCAGGTTGAAATTGAATTTGCAATTCATCAAAATACATCCGTTGCAAATCAACAGTTAAATGAGGCGCACGGCGCAAACGTCTAATTGTGTTGCCATCTTCCGTAAAATTATTGGAATCAAGTCCGTAAATTTTACCGTTTTCGTAATCGCCTACTAAATTCACTCCATTAAAAAATGCTTGGCAATTACTACGATGCCGATGATAAACACCTTGTTCGTCAATAGACAACCATTTGTGCCACATTTTTGAGGCAAGATCATAAGCCCAAGTAATGTCAATTGTCGGAAAAGTAACTACATAAAATTCATGCCCTTCAATTTGATATGAATAAGCTACGGCATCAGCGATATATTGCCCAGCCAAAGTTGCTTCAACAGCATGAGTTGATACCCGTTGAAATTGATAACCAACGATGCCGCCAATGATGGCTTGACCTCTCGCATCTTTGCTAACAAACAAAAATTGTTCTGCAAATCGAGCAATTGAGAATTTGGCAGCAATACCGTGTTGCAAAGATGTACCTGGTACTCTCTGAAATGGAAAAGATGTAATGCCGGTAATTAAGTTACCAACGTCAACCCATACTTCAGAAGTTGTTTCGCCCAACAAAAATACTTGTCGATGGTCAACAATCAACGCTACTAAGTTATCAGGTGCGCCATCTTTTGTTCCGTAATAAGCATTAATTGAGAATGGTGAACCTAAGTCACTAACAGCCCAATTTTGCGTGTTTGGTTGGTTATAAACAATGTAATTGTCTACAACGTCAACAATATTTGCACCTGTCCACGGGCCATCATCATTGCCTAATTGTGCAAAAGTGCTAGGTGAAACTATCCAATAATAACGATTTTCACCATCTGCAATGTACGCAGTTAATCCTTGTTGCGTCATTACGTTATCGGTAATTGAAACGTAACCAGTTGATGTTGTTAACGTTCCAAGAAAATAACTATTGTTGTTTGTGTCAATTGCATAAACAATATTGCCAACAACAATGACACAGTATTGACCGCCAGATAACGTATGCATCCCACGAACTGGCGCATTATTAAATTCAAATAATTTAGTTAACCCTGGCGTTCCATAGAGAGCAACCACGCCTCGATCACCAGGCTGCTTTAGCGGATCAATCTCAGGATAGAAATTAATGCACTCTTGTGCGTCTTGGTAAATACTAGGTGCTTCGTAAGATGGGCCAACAAAACCAAAATCAGGCATAGCCAATCCTTATCTAAAGAAACCGCCCGAAAGTATCCAACCGGCATCCCGCTGGCGGCCTACAAGCAACGCATCAGGATAACGTGCCGATTGGGTTGGGCGCATATTTGTGCGTTTGATAGTGGCTTTAGCTTGCGCTGCATAGCCGCTAATCATTGCGATCTGAATCTGATTAACTTTGCCATACATGGGCATTAAACGTTCAGCTAAACACCACCTGAGAGCCATCGAATAGCCCTGCGGCAAGTTAACGTTATCGTATAAAGTAACAAATCGGCTAAACAAGTTATTAGCAAACATATGTACTTCACCTTGGGATGGATTAGGCCATACATAAATGTTTCCTAAAATCTCGCTTGGTTGGTAATAGATTGCTTTAGGCCAAGGCCCACTCATTGTTTTTAAACCAATTGACTCATAGTTTTCAAGGTTCAATATAGCAATTGGGTAATCCAAACCGCCGTTAACAACTGGCTGACCATTGGAATTAGTATTGATTCGCACAAAGGCTGAATCAATCGTCAATGGTCGTTGATAGTAAGCATTGATAGTGGTTGATGCTACCGTCTGAGAAATGTTAACCGTATACGTTCCGGTTTCATTAACATTGCCGCCTGCGCCAGTTAAAAACCCGACAATGGTTGTGCCTGCCGTGATTCCTGTGCCAGATAAGGTTTGCCCCATCGACACAGCACCTTGACTAATTGCTGTGACCGTTAAAGTCGTACCTGAAATTGATCCGGTAATGACCGCACCGATCTGACCGCCTGGGCCGATAGTGTATTGAGTTTGCCCTGGCGTAATCGGGAATACGATTTCGTTCTTGTAGAACACCATCATATCTTCGTTTGACCATTGATCGACCATATCATTAAGCATATCAAAGGCATCTTGCGCTGCATCGGCAGTTGGGTTCTCACCCGCCTCAAGTGCGCCTATGTCTTTTAATGATCGGCTGACAATATCAATGGGTTGCATATTAAATCCTTGGTGTAAACACTTGCGGCATCCACGGTGCTACTGCCACATTTTGTTTTTTCAAAGCATCCAATTGTTTAATCAATTGCGCTTCAATAATATTTTGACCATCTTGCATAGATTCGTTTTTAATCCAATCTATGACCATTTCTTCTGTAATGTCAGCAAAAAGCGTTTTCAATATTTTGTCTGAAAATGTCCAATTGCCTTCAGTTTCAATAACATTTTCATCTTCTTTTAAAGTTGCATGATATTTGGCAGAAATCACCAATCCATTATCAGCTGCAATATCAAGAATCTTCCAAGCAATCATGCTGTTCTCTGTAAGAGATAATAATAATTACCCCCTGACAACAACGAACCGCCCATTGTTTGCCAAGTTCCTGTTAACACAGGTGTAAATCCTGATCCTGCAACAGATGTATTTGCAGCATATGAAGTAGCAGAATAAGCAAAAGCGTAAGAACCAACGGCATTGTAAACAGGCGCATTTGTAAATTCCAATGCTGTACCGTTTGACGTTAAAAATTGTCCTGCTGTTCCAACACTACCTAATCCAGTACCACCACTAGCAATATTTAATGTCCCACTTAATGTCACAGCACCAATTGATGCAGTTGCTGGAATTAACCCAGTTGTACCACCACTTATGGATGTAACTACGTTTTGACTACCAACCGTGCCAGAAATATTATCCCAAGTACCAATTTGTACATAAGAAGAATCTTGTAAAACAAATTTATATGCCAACCCAACAGTTAACCAAATTTCGTTTGGCACTCGACCATAAGCGTCTAAAACAATTGGATTTGTGTTTGCAATATTGCCTGCACTTGATGTGTAAGTTGCAGCTGGCGCAGTCGTTCCCGCAGCATAGGTATAAATCAAACCACCCGCTAAAGGTTGTCCAGTATTGCTAAAAAATTGCCAGCCCGCACCGGCAAATGCCGATAAATAGACATTAGACATTTTGTTCTACCCAAGACAATGTTTTTTCATCCCACACATATGTTTTACCGTCATCAGGCATTGCAACTGGCGATTCCCACAAGTAATCTGCACTCAATGTCCAACTTAGAAATGGTTGAGGTGCGTAAAAAACATCTTTTTGAGCGTCATAAGTGTAGCCAACGCCTGCGTAATTGCCTCGCAAAGGTGTGCCGCCTTTTGTATGTTTGTTGCCAACGGTGTTGTATGACGTTGCCAACCATGTGCCAGGTGATAAATCTACAAACGTGTCAAAAAATTCAGGCTCTGCAACAATAACTTGTGTCACCTTACCGTCTACTACTTTTGCAAAATGTCCCATGATGTTCCTTATGCGTTATAGGTTGAAGAACTAGTAAAGGTATGAATTGTGTAACCACCTGAGCTAGTCACCGTTCCGCCTGTGCCACGCTGTGAGCCGAGGTAAGCAATGATTACAATCCCAGATCCTCCTGCGCCACCGTTTGCGCCCGTTGCACCACCGCCACCGCCACCACCACCTGTATTAGCTGTGCCAGCTGTACCAACGGCATTGATACCGCCACTTCCACCGCCTCCGTTGCCACCGTTTGAACTGCCCGCAGAATCCATACCAGCACCACCGCCACCACTATAAAAAACAGCAGCACCGCTAATAGAATTTGACGTTCCAACACCGCCTGCACCACCAAAAGGTGAAATTGATGACCCAGCAGTTCCCGCAGCACCAGCACCACCGCCACCATTACCAAATCCAATAGTTGATCCAGCACCTGCGTTTCCTTGCCCCGCAGTCCCTGCACCGCCCGTACTTGGAGGAAATGAACCACCACCACCAGATCCTCCGGCAACGCCATTAGATGGAGTGCCACTAGCACCGTTGTTTCTACTACCGCCACCGCCCCCTCCAACTGCGGTTAACCCAAGAGCTGTAGTATTTACACCACTAGTCCCAGTTGCTGTTTGTGAAACGCTACCTGCGCCGCCTGCGCCAATCGTGATTGTGTATGCCGTTCCTGACGATAATGTAAGAGATGAAGATAAATTACCGCCAGCACCACCACCACCGCCATAAAATCCTTGTCCACCGCCACCGCCACCCGCTACAACAAGGTAATTAACCGAATAACCGGCAGGTTGACTAAATTGCAGCCACGATGATGTTGTTGTGTCATACCATTCAGGATTTTTAGTAGTGGAATTTTGCCGAATCATTCCTGAAACGGGTGTAGCAGGTCGTTGTGCTGTAGTTCCAACAGGCATCAAAATTGCTTGATTTGTCGTATCTGCAATAGCAAGAGTTCCATTTGCGGCAGGAACAGCTAAAGCAAAAGTTGATGCTGTATCTGTACCTGTCAGATTTGTTTGTCCACCAGATGCGCCTTGAAAAACGACTGATCCCATGATAATTCCTTATGGTGCAATAATAATTTGTGAGGCAGTAACCGCCCCTGTTGATGGGTTGTATTTTAATTTAGTTGATGATGTATATAAAGTGCTTAATGCCCCACTAGTTGCTGCGGTAAATGACAAATAACGCACAGCATTAGTGGTTGTATCATCTGTAATTGTTGCGCCACCACCAGTTGCAGCAATCGTAATTGATCCGGATGCATTAGTAATTGATATGCCAGAACCGGCAGTTAATGTCGATCTAGTAAATCCTGTACCATTTCCAATATCTAATGCGCCGTTTGCAGGCGTTGATGTAAGGCCCGTGCCGCCATAAGCCACAGCAAGAGTGCCTGCCGAAATATTAGACGCACTTAAAGCAGTTAAAGATGCGCCAGACCCACTAAACCCTGTAGCAGTAAGAATCCCTGTTGATGGGTTGTATTGATATTTAGTCGAACTGGTGTAAATCGTTGACGCTGATCCACTTGTTGCACTTGCAAATAATGGGTATCGAGTTGCAGCAGTAGTTGTATCGTCTGATAACGTCACGCCACCGGCAGCAGCTGCCCATGTTGGCGCACTTGTACCGTTTGACGTTAAAACATAGCCAACTGTACCTGATGCAACAAAAGATGTTGCACCTGCGCCTGATTGATACGGCACAGAACCTGCACCGCCACCGGCTAAGTTTGTCGATGTGGTCGCTGTGCTTGCTGATCCCACGCTAAGTGTTGATTGAGCAACGTAGCCTGGCGCAGATGCACCCGCAGTTAATACATAACCACTTGTACCCAACGCAAGCATTGATGTTGCGCCTGCACCTGTTTGGTAGGGTAACGATCCCGCCAAGCCACCTGCAAGGTTTGTTGCTGTGGTCGCACTACTGACCGCACCGCTGACAATACTGCCTGAAATTGAAGTCAACCATGTCGGGTTTGAATACGATCCGGTTGTTACTACCCCATTGGTAACTGTCGCAGCGTTTCCGGTTACAGATATTCCCCAAGTGCCTGATGCGCCTGTACCTGATGTTGATGGTGCGCCCACGGTGTTATACGAAACCGTTAGTGCAGAGCCGCCGTTGTAAGTGCTACCTGATGCGCCACCAGACCCTGCATTATTAAATGTAACGCTATTGGTCACACTTCCCGCACTTGTGGCAAATCCCGCAGTCGTTGCCGAGCCTGCCGTGCCTGCGCTTGTCGCAGTTGCAGCATTGCCCGTAATACTGCCAACAATGGCATTTGTCACGGTTAAATCAACAAGCGTACCTAGCCCCGTGATGCCTGAATAAACGCCACTTAACAGGCTTGATGCAAACGTGCCGCTAGTTACTTGTGTCGCAGCAATGGCAATTGCAGTAGATGCCGCCAAAGTTAACTGACCTTGAGCATTGACCGTAAAGTTTGCAACTGACGATGCAGAGCCATAGGCCGCAGCAGTCACGCCAGTATTTGTGATGCTAAATGCTGTGCCGGTAAGAGTTAACCCTGTGCCTGCCGTATATACGCTTAATCCCGTAAATTGCACCCAAGGGATAGGCGTTGTGCCTAATGTGCCGCCTTTATCAATCGTACAAACCCAACCGGTATCAGCCCACAATGTGCCAGTTGATACAAAGCAAAATGCGCCAATCAGTTGATCCCATGTCGAGCAATCGGTTGACCGTGACCATGCGCCAGCTGCGGCAACGTAAATGCCGTTATTTTGCGAGGCAGTCTGATTCTTAACCAATACTCGATCACCGGCAACAACCGTAATACCATCAAGCGTAAGCAAACCCGATAACGTTGCAATGTTTGCAGTCGAGGCACAAACAACTGGGGCTTTAACCGACAATCCCGCTGCCACTTGATCCACATATTGCTTATTTGCAATATCGCTTGGATTAAATGGGCTATTGGTAATCGTGCCTGTCGTTGTGGCAATGTTGGTAAACGTTCCCGCCGCCGGTACTGTGCCGCCAATAATAGAACTATTGATCGTGCTATTGGTAATATTTAGCCCAGACTGATCGGGACTAATATTGGCATTAAATGGCGTACCGGCAGGGCCGATCAACGTAACAAGGCTGTGATCCTCGTTAAATATCCCCTGAACCGGAACGATGTTAATCGTAGTGGTCGAGGCAGTAGCCATCTTTAATCAGCCTGGCAAGGTGTGATGTACAAAACGTTGGTAGTTGAACTAATAGCCTTGATGTACAGCGGCCCAGCAGGACAAGCAATCACAATTGGCATCGTCATTGCGGCAGGCAAAACATACGAACCTGCGTTGCCGGTTGAGGCAATAGCGGGATCAATGAATGTTGCGCCATTTGATAATTCGATTGCTGCAATACCTGTGCCAGTATTCAACAAATGAACGTAATTGGTTTGATCGTTTGCTTTTGGCGTAATTAAAAGTGCAGCAGATGCGCTAGTGGTCAACGATAAAGTGTAAGTTTTACCGTTTAGACGATAAACAGAAGTGTTAACCATCATCTTTCCTTTAGTAAAGAATATCTAAATTATAAGCGTAGAAAGAGAAAAAGCCATCCTTTTTGGGGATGGCCTCTCCTTTCCTAGTCAATCAAACTTAGGCGGTTAAACCTTTGTTTTTCAGCGCAGTAATAAGAGCATTTACTGCTGTTGCAATTTCCGTACCAGTAGCAGAATTGCCAATGGCGGTAATTGCAGCTGCTTGTGCAATGGGGGTTGCACCGTGAAAACCAAGCAATTTAGCTGCTGAACCAACGATTTGAACACCATCGGTGCTATCGCCGTTAAACAGATAAATGTTGGTTTGGGTACTTGCTGGGCCTGGATTAGCCATGATGATTTCTCCTAATTAAGCCGCAACACGGCAAGCGAGTTCGGGATAAAGTGGGGCCCATCCGTACAGAACATCCAAGCGGGTTGGGATTGAGTCATTGTTGATGGTGTATTGACGAACAACACGCATCGACAGACCAATCTCTTTATCGCTTGCACGGCCTGCAAAGTGAACACCCTCTGGCAGTTCAAGATCAGCACAAGCAAGCGTGAACGCATTGCGATGCATGATGATGTTCTGTGGCGAAACCACGCCTGAACCTGACACACCGGCTGAGAACGGAGTAACCGTAGCAGTCGATGAAGTCGTAGCAACAGATACGTTTTGGAACTGACCGGCTGTGATGATAGCTGGGCTAACAACAACAGACATTGTTCCTGAACCTGTGCCAGTAACGGTGCTAGTCACTACGAAATTACGCAGTTTGTTAGTGCCGTAAGGTTGACGGTTTTGTGGGTTGGCAGCAAATACGCCTGCAATTTGGATCACATCGCCTTGATTCAGGGTAATTGTTGCGCCTTGAGCCAAAGTGATTGTTGAAGTCGATGCCCAACCAGTAGTCAACGAACCAGTAAAGGTTGCGGTGTTGGTTGTCAAAGTCGATGCAGATGCACCAGCCCATGAACCAAATGTCTGATTGACAACGTTCTGATCCATTTTCCAGTTCATACCGGCAGAGTCAGTACCCATCAAGCCTTTCTCGTACTGAGTTGAGATTTTAGCTTGTGGCATAAACAAACCTTTCAGGCTGTCAACGATTGTTGCAGACGTAAAGGGTTCGATAATGCATGAACGCCGACCATCACGGGGTGCGCCTTCAGAGTCCAAATACGCACCTGCTGTCAGGTATGTAATCAAACCAGTTGGCGGTGTACCGGCTGAACCAACGATGTTGGCGGTGTTGTTTTTTGCCATCAACAGACCATCACGGTCAATTTTGTTGGCAATAGCAGCCACAGCAGGCTTTAGAACACGGTCGCTGAACATATCAAGCGACAATGCCAAGTCCTGAGTTGTAAACTGGGTATCAACGTGAAACTGGGTTGCCAAGGTAACAGGCACAGAAGTTTCGTTGAAATCTTCAACGTTAAGTGCTGGGCCAGTTGTACCGATAAAGCGACCAGGGCGGCGAACGTTAACTGTGTTGCCAATCTTTGCGCCGACTACGGCAAACTGGTCATCATAGTTACGATCTACTTCTGACGTAAATGTCAGTTCGTTTTCCAAGACCATCAATGCTTCGTTGGTGATCTTAGAAATAGTTAGCAAGTTATTTGCCATGATATTTCCTTAATGAGAAAAGTTGATTACCTGATCTTTTGAGCCTTTCTCGCCTCTTTCCATTGCTGATATGTACCGTGAAACTCTCCATTAGAGTCAATCGGTGCATCCATTGCGCCAGAACTAGACTTCAAAGGCCGTATTGGTGCAGGTGCTTTAGACTTCACAACAGCAGGTTTTCCTTTGCTCGATTCGTCTACTTTCGCAGGTTCAAATCGTGCCTCCAATTTCCCTAACTCTCTCAAGGCTTTGGTAACTGGCATCGCTGTCAGTTCGTTAGCAAACTCAGGATTCTCAGCTAAGTGATACAGGATTCGTGGCCCTACATCGCTCTCTAAGATGGCATCCCGCACTTGGTCAGATACCCTGACATCTGCGGACTGTACCATTTCCTCAAAATCGGGCAATTCTGCTTTGGCTGCATCGAGGCGTTTTGCCCAAGTCTGAATGACCTGATCTCTCGCATCGTTTGCCTTGCGTTCTGCGTCTTGCCGATCCCTGTCTGCTAAAGCCTTTTCAGCCGAGTATTCAGCCAACGCCTTTGCATATTCAAAAGCATCGCTAAATTGACTTGGCTGGGGTTCTGCGGTCAGATCACTTTCCTGTTTAGGAGTAGTTCTCTGCTCAAGTTCCCGTAACCGACCCTCTAAAGCCTCACGTTGCTCACGTTCTCTAGCTGCATCTTGCCTAGCTAATTCACGTTGCTTGGTTAACTCAGAAAATCGTTTTTCAAGTTTAGGATTTTGTTTCGGTTTTTCTGCTGCATCGCCATCATCTTCTGCAACCGGTTCACTCTGTGAATCTTCCTCAACTGTCGGCTCTGACGAATCAGCCACAACAGGAGTTTCCTCTATAGCTAAACCCAGTTTATTCGCATTAAATTCGGCTAAATTTTCACTTGTTACTACCGATCCTGCTTCTTTATCGCTCATGGTCTACCCAAGAATTAACCCAGTTAAACCTAACTGGTAAGGTTACTAAATATATTAAAGCATTTATACAAATAGTCAATAGTTATCAGATACTTCGCTCAATAGCTTCTTGAGTTGCAATTGACACATCCTTTTCATCAAGGCTTGCTAAAAGCATCGCCAATTGCGCTTTAATACTTTCAATCTTTAATTTGGTTTGATTGTCGATCACCGTGTCATTAGCAGCAACGTCTACTTTCAACTTGGCAATCATTTCAGCACTTTGAGCCTGAGTATCAATCTGATATGCTTTTGAAGTCTGGCGCATAAGTTCACGTTTAGTTTCGGCTTCCTCTTGCAATTGTTTGATGCTTGCGCCGTACTTCATATTCATTGCCATTTCTTGCATTTGTTGCTGCAATTGCTCAATCATCTGTTTAGACTGCGCCAGTTGCATCTGAACTTGTGGCGGTATTGGTGATTTCTCATCAATCTGAGCCAATGGGTTAGCAGCTGCCAAACGGTCAGCAATGGTATCTGCGCCAGGGAAGTCCATGTTTCTAAAGATCAGATCACCGGCCTGAGTCATCAGCGCAGGATCAGCGGTCAATAGCTGCATCATCGAGTCAACTGCTTCTTGACGCTTAGAGTTGTAGCCTGGGCCAGTATCCATCACCACATCGTATTCGCCCACAGTCACATCATTGAGAATGGTCATAACGCCCATTTCATCAACTTTTTGCTCATTAATTGTGACCAGTTCAGGCTTTCCATCAGCACCAATAATTCGCATCACTCGTTGGGCATCGTAAATTTTTGGTGTCAGGTCAAGAATAATGCGACCAATTTGTTTGATTGAACGGGTCAAATTGTCGAAATAATGGTAATTCGACATATCAACTTGCTGTTGCTGACCCTGTAATGCTTTGCCAGACACATTGCCGGTTGGCATTTGGCTTGGATCAAAGATGCCGATCACGGCTTGCAAATCGCTGTTGATGGTAGCTGCTGCGGTCAAAATTCCTGCTGGAGGCGGTTCAGGTTGCAAACGCTGCGGTGCAGGTGCAGGCGCACCTTCAATATCACGTTGTTTATAACGTAAGACAGGGCTAGATTTAATGTTAGCCGCTGCCCATTCGTTTTCGTGGCCTTCGTCTTGACCCTCTGCAATCAACCATTTAGCTTTAGGTGCTAATGCAACACTTTCAGTTGCCGCCGTTTGCCAAAAGTTATACATCCGCTGCGGGTCTTTAGCCATGCGAACCAAGCCAAACTTTTTACGCTTGTTCTCAACAATCAATTGCTGACCATAGACCGGCACAATTGGGATGTATTTCCCTGCCCAATCGCCTTCCTCAAGGATTTCCATAGCGGTCAACTTGACCCACTTAATAACCTTTTTGTACGAATCTCTTGTGTCGATAACCTCAATGCCTGCCGCTGCCAACATCTCAGGATCGGGCAATTCATCTTCATATGCAGATGTACCATCAGACAACATAGCTAGTTTGGCTTTCTTGCGCTCAGTATAAAAATACTCAGCAATCCGAATATCCTCTTTCATCACCCATTCAGCGTTGCTGTCACCAGTTCCACGCTGACTAAAACCTGATCCATCATCAGCATCTGGATACATCTTGTGAAAGATTTTCTTATCCATCACCGTTGTAATCAGGCATTTTTCAGCATCTGAGCCATCCGGTGCAACTGAATTGGGATCAAAGTAAACGGTAAATGGGTTTTCAACCGGCTTAATGTAAATCTCTTGATCGAACGAATCTTCCCTTACATACTCTGTAACAACACGAATAAAGCCCCAACCCATACGGACAGCGTAATCAAAAGCGTTGTCATAAGCATTATCAGCATCAGAATTAACCTCAACATGGCGGCAGATTCCTGTAATGATCTGAGCCAACTTAGCGTCAGCCTCATTATTCATACCGTGGACTTTAATTCGTGGTCGCTGTTGGCGTTGTTGGTTTGTGACCTGGCGCACATAAGAATCAATCTTATTGATGGTCAGGCAGGGCCGAGCCTCTAACTGGCGGCTATTCTGAATATCGACAGGCCATTGATCGCCAGCTGCAAACTTTAAATCTTCAAGAGCCTCTGAACGATTCTGTGCGTCTGCGTCAGCTGCTAATCGCAGGAATTTCTTAGCTTCCTCGATGCGTGAATCAAAGTCATCCATTATCCCATCCATCCTGCGCTTTGAACGTAAGCGGGTTTAGGTTTCCTCGCTTTCCGTGGTTCGTGAATCATTAACCCAATGTACCTGAACGCATCAGCACCGTGCGAATAATTGTCATGCACCGGCGTTTTGCTGAACATTTTGGTATCTGGGTCAACGTCATATCGGTAATTTCTTAAACATTGTAGACCTTCGTGGCAATTTTCTCTATCGAAATAGCAACTTGCGAAAATTGTACGGGCAGCGTTAATAGAATCGGTAATTGGTGCTTTTTCGATGATTCTTGTATTAAATCCTGAGTTTCTAACAATTTCCTCGATGCTGCGCCCATTAGCAGCCAAGGTTTTGTTCTGTGCATCGTGGGGCAACCATAGCGTGTCATAAACGTACCCATAGGTTTGCATCGTGGCTAAATAGTGCTGAATGGTCTTTTGGCTATCTTCAATGTATCGGATCAGACGGGTTTCCATGCCCACAAATTGTAGAAACCAAAGGGCTGTTGAGTCTGACCAACCCAAGTCAAAGATCACATGGACAGGTTTGGCTGCATCGTATGGCACACGGGTAATGCGCCCATCGAGTTCAGCCATTTGCATTTCTTTAGCAAAGACTGCGCCATCTACCGTCTGGCGGCAAATACCTTCCCAAACCGTGTTGTACGCCTCTAGATCACGATCCCGTAAGGCATCCTTTTCTAGTCTGAGCGTTTGGGGAAACCAAGGATTGTCCGACCAATTGATCTTCTGCACAATGCAATCAGATGGGGGGTTCAACACAAAGCGTTGGTAAGTTTCGTCAGATTCCAACTCAGGATTAAACGTAATCCATATCTCTGAGTCTTGTTTACGGATCGTTGGGATAAGGATATTCCAAGACAATCGGCTAGTGGTCTGCGCCTCCTCAACCCAGCAAATGTCTACACCCTCAAAGGATTTGATGTTGGCAACGTTGTTCTTTAGACCGGCAAAGGCAAACTCTGTGCCATTAGTTGCACGGATTGATGCTTGGGTGATCTCATAAAAACCTAGCAGTCCAAGAGCCTCGATTTGGTCGCACAATAGCTTGTGAACCGAATCTTTGATGGATGTTTGAAACTCACGGGCGCAAAGAACACGGATTGGTTTCTTAGCCCCAAGGATCAATAATGCACGGGCCACGCCCCAAGACTTAGCCCCACCTCGACCACCATATAAGACTTTGTACCGTGACTTTTCAAATAGGCAGGCTAACTTTACTGGAAACTGAGCCTTTGCAATTGCGCCTTGAACGTCACTCATTAGTCTTTGGAGTTACAAAAGATACTTCGATGCCCTGTAACAATGGCGCACCATCAGCACCTGTAATCTCAGTCTTGGTTGATTCCCGATACTTCTTAGGAAACCTTGCAGCCATCGAGCGTGACCAGACTGAGGCATTGAGATTATCGCCTTGGTACTGATTAATCAGGTTCTGTTGGGCGGTATCTTCCCACCAAAGCAACTCTAAATCCTTTGCCAAGTCCAAGGCATCTCGAAATTCGGGAAATTCATCCCTCCAACGGTACAAAGTTGCTGTTCCAACCATCAATTCTGCGGCAATTGCCTCAGTCGATTTGCCAATCTTTCCAAGTTCAATAGCCCGTTCACAAAAGGCAGGATCGTACTTGCTGGGTCGACCTACTGGATTACTCATTGCTCATCGAGTCCGAATTAGCCTGCGCCTCATCAATGTCTGCCTGAGTCTGTGGCGAGTCAATAACTTGGTTGTATTCGTTCAACAGTTCCACCGGCACGCCTGGCTGCTTTAACAATGCCGCTACATCCTCATTTAACTCTGAAGTGTTTTGTGGCGTTGGAAATGGCAAATAGACGTTAGGTGTCATTCGTGTGGCTCAGTTGGGGGTGCTGCGGCAGATGCCTGCTTTGACATTTCAGCTAAAACTTCCTCAGATGTTTTGGCAATGATTGCAGGAAACTCACGCAAGGCTGCGGCAATAAAATTCCATTGCTGCGGTGTTAAATCAAGGATCATTTTTTAACCTTTGCTGTTTTTGCAGCTAATTTAAAGTCTTTGGCAGATGGGGCGGTTTTACTTCCCACCTTGTTCATTTTCTCGCCTGAACCTTGTTTGATGCGTTCTTGCTTGGCGTGAATGTTTGAATAAAGTCCTGTCTTAGCCATGATTAACATTTCCAACGTTTAAGAGATGCTTTAGCACGTTCACCATCTTTAGCATTGGCAGCAACTGCGCCCATCCTTGCACAAAATGATGCTTTGCGACCTTTGTCAGCCTCAGTCTTTGGTTTAGGCGCAGGTGCTTTTAAATTGCTACCTGTTTCAGCGTTGTACTTGGCTCTACCTTTGGCAGTTAACCCAGCACCTTCTTTAACAGGTAGCTTTTCACCACGCTTGACCGATAAGGATACTGACTTAGCCATTATGCACAATGAATGATTGCAAAATTAATAACTGGGGTTTCTGACAATGACCCTGCGGTGTTGTTGTAAAGACCAATTACAGCAGTTCCTGCCGACAGGTTTGCAACGTAAGGCCAATATGCGCCACTTGTGCCACCAGACCCAACGTTAACAATCAAAACGTCTTTTGCTGAAATCATGCTGTTGGTTAGCGTAAACAATGCGGTTGCGCCAGCACCAAGTGCTGCACCGTTCATTGTGATCTTACCGGCTGACTTGTTTAGCGTCACGCCAGTTGATTTGCTTGTGGCTTGTGTAACTGCGCCCTGGGCATCTGCCGCATAGCCAATTTCTGCGATTGCGTAAACGGTAGTGAACTCTGGGTCAGCATAAGCCACGCCAGTTGCGACTGAATTTCCCATGATAATCCTTTAAATTTGAACAAAACAAACGTCTTTCCAAGACATTACAAGGTATTTTTCTTGCCCTTCGTGGTATTCGTGATAACTAAGGTATTCATCGTTACCCATCGTACCAAAGCGAACGAAATCGCCCACTTGTACTTTATCTGCGGCTTTCGGCCCGACTGCTATGACCGTACCCATATTATCTTTCTCAGACATGATTACGTCAATAATTGTGCTTTTTACCCGTGGTTGCGGCTTAACAACGATTTTATCTTGTAATGGTCTAAGCATCTGTAGCCTCGACTTTTGCAGGTCTGCCACGCTTTTTCATAACTTCTTGATACGGTTCAACATTTACAACAATTTTGCTGTATTCGCCACACCAATCGCTTTGGTGCTTATTGAACGTTTCGGGATAGCGTCTGCATAGCCCCATGAGATCACCACGCCGCCAAAATAGACAGTCGTAGCATGAGGCACTAGAATTGATAGCAGCCATTCATAACTCCTATTATGTTTGGTTAGAAAGCCCAATAATTGCGAGTTATTGGGTTTTCGATTTAATCGCCACGTTTATGTTCGTAGCAAATCCCTTCTGTGCGGCCTGTGTCAAATTTCTTGTCTTTGCCCACGGCATCCATCTTGCCCATTCCAACACCGTCTTTTTTCATTTCTTTGCGCTCGACCTTAGTATCTGATGATGCTGCACCGGCTGGGCGTTTGAAGTCGTTACCGTATTTCATGGTGATTTCCTTATTTCAAGAATCTAAGTTTGTACAACGTGCTATTAATCAAGCCTGCAATTTCATCGACAATATTCTGTAATTCCGTGTCTTGCGGCAGATGTTCTCTGCTTTCCTCAACAAACTCTTTCAAACCTTCAAAATACTTGACCGGCTCTCGTTCACCGTGAAAGTCTGATGGAAACTTTTTGATTTGATCGTATTTGCCTTGGTACGATTCAGCATATGTATCAACCAGGTCAATGATTTGGTTGTAATACTTTCGCAAAGCCTTATGTTTTGCATAGGAATCTGTCGAGAAATGCTGAAAATGGGCAACCGTGCCGCTATGCAGCAAAACGGAGATAAAAGCGGCAGCGTCTTTTTCCATTGCTATATTGTGCTTAATTTATTCAAGAATTGCAATCACAATTGTACATCCACCACCTTTCTTAATCTTTCCTCTAGCTATCTCGATCTTGTCAAATTGACCGTCATCATCAAATACGCCTGCGTCTTGCAAAGCGTCAAATAAGCCCTTGAGCCGGTTATCTAGGTCAATGCTGCGCTTATCCCGCGGAAAGATTGTAATGATCGCCATAAGCCTGTTTGAGCCAAAACTAGGTATTTTGTTGACCGTAACGTACTCTTGCACCGCTAATTTGTAATCTCTACCGCCTTGACTAAGGATTGTTCTGCCCCTAAAGTTGCGCCAATAAGTGTTCATTGATGGCGGTAACGGCAACTGTAGTGTGGCAATCACAATAACGCCTCTGTCTGGGTTAGTAAATCTTCTTCTGTAACCCCATACTTTTGAGCAAACGCCTTTTTACCCAGTCCGTGTACCCCATCATTGCCGGTATGATGATTTGGGCATAACGGTATAATCGGCGAATTTTCACGTTTCATCCCTAATCGTCTTATGTGATGCAAATGGCTGGGTGTTTCCCCATAACCTAAGTGTCGGCACAACGAGCATCCAAGCTCTGCAAGTTTTTCAAAGTGTTTGCGTTGTACTTTGTTCAACTTGAGCCTCCGACCATTCTTGCAGATCAACAACAACAATTTGCATATCCACGGCAATA